TCTGGTGACGGAACGAACAAGCCCACGGGCTTCCTCAGCGGCCCCACCCCGGTCACGACGGCGGATGCTACGCGCGCCTTCGGCACGCTGCAGTATATCGCCACGGGTCAGGCGGCTGCATTGGCGACGAACGCCTTCGACACCTTCAAGGACCTGCAATACACACTGAGGGCGGGCTACCGGACGAATGCGCGGTGGGTGATGAACTCCATTGTCATGTCCACGCTTGCGAAGGTCAAGGACACCACGGGGCAGTATCTTCTCCAGCCGTCCGTGGCTGCTGATGATCCCGACACCATCGACGGCAAGCCGATCACCATCGCGGAGGACATGCCGAACATCGGCGCTGGCAACTTCCCCGTCGCGTTCGGTGACTTTGCCCGCGGCTATCTGATCGCCGACATTCCCGGAATCTGGATGGCGCGCGACGAGATCACCAAGGTCGGCTGGGTGCGGATGCCGATGGCGAAGCGGGTCGGCGGCAAACTGCTCGACACGAACGCCATCAAGCTGATGAAGGTCGCTGCGTCCTAATCGGCGGCTTTGTCAGAGAGGGCGGTCTTCCGCCCTCTTTCCAGACTCAAGCAACCCGGGTCCGTGCGCGGCCTCGGGTTGCTGACCTTTGCCACAGGAGACTTCAATGCGGACAGAAATCACCGCAGCCATCAAGGCTGCGCAGGTCGGGTCATCCGCTTTCGGCGGCCCGTCCTTCATGCCGACAATCTCTGCCGTGCTGGAAACCACACTCGGCACGGGCGCCAATCAGGCCGATATCCTCTGGACGGCGCAGCGCACGGTCAACGCATCGACCAACGATGACATCGACCTTGCGGGCGTGCTGACGAATGCCTTCGGCGCGACGATCACTACGGCTGAGCTGGTCGCTATCCTGATCATCAACGCTCCGTTGAGCGGCACGGCCAACCTCTCGAGCCTGACGATCGGTGGCGGGACCAACCCGGTCACCGGCTTCCTTGGCGGCACGACGCCGACCGTGGGGCCGATCCGTCCGGGCGGGTTCTTCCTGATCGGTTGCGGCGATGCGGCGGGCATCGGCGCCGTCACCGCCGGCACGGGCGACATCCTGCGCGTGGCCAACGGAGCCGGCGGCGCGGCCACCTATCAGATCGCCGTCATCGGGCGGACTGTGGCGTAGCCCTGACCATGACCCCGCTTGCGCCCGTCCTGATCACGCCGCCGGCTACCAAGCCGGTGGACGTGGTGCAACTCAAGGCCGCCGCCCGTATCGACGCGCCGGACGAGGATATCTACCTCGACACGCTCATTGCGACGGCGGTGGGGTATCTGGACGGGCCGAACGGCATTCTGGGTCGCTGCGTGGTCACGCAGGTGTGGGCGCAGTCGTTTTCGGGCTTCCCGACCGACGACACGATCCGCCTGCCGCTGCCCGACGTGACGGCGGCGACGGTGACCTATCGGGACGCGGCCAATGCCGCGCAGACCCTGTCCTCGTCAGCCTGGCAGCTTGCGGCGGATGCCCGGGGGGCGTTCCTGCGGCTGGTGCCGCCGGCCGTCTGGCCTGTGACCTTTGACCGCCCTGATGCCGTCACGGTCCAGATGACGGCGGGGTATGGCGCGGCCCCGTCGGTGCCTGCGCCGCTGCGAACTGCGATCTGCATCATGGCGGCGACGATGGACCAGAACCGGGAAGGGCAGGCGCTGATTTCGCCGGCGGTCGAGGCGCTGATTGCGTCCTACCGGGTCAGGCTGTTCTGATGGAGGCCGCGCCCCTTGACAAGCGGGTGCAGTTTCGCAGGGCAACGCTTGTCGACGATGGCGTGGCCATGGCGGAAGTCTGGGCCGATCACGGCCATCCGGTATGGGCGTCCAAGACGCCGATCAGCGACGGCGAGCGGTGGAATGCTGGCGCGGTCGGCGCGACGGTGACGGCACGGTTCCGGGTGCGGCATTCGGCGTTCACGGCGGCGATCACGCCCAAGGACCGGATCGTCTGTGACGGGCAGACCTTCGACATCTAC